ACAAGGCGAGGATATGCCATGGGTTAGAATTTTCAATCATGGTTTTCAAGGACCTGGTGGAAAATGGTATATCGAGAACTCTCTTACTACGCTAAACAAACAAGATCCTGTTTCAGAATTAAATTCTGAACTTTGGAACTCTGGTGTTGAAGCTAACAAAGAAATAGCTCGTAAGCAAAAGAGACGCTTAAATTATTATGCGAATGTCTTAGTCGTTGAAGACTCTGCTAATCCAGACGCAGTAGGTCAAGTTTACCTATATAAGTTTGGTAAAAAGATCTTTGACAAGATTAAAGATGTTATGCAACCACAATTTGAAGACGAGAATCCAGTTAATCCTTTTGATTTCTGGGAAGGTGCTAACTTCAAATTGAAAATTAGACAGGTAGAAGGATATCGTAATTATGATAAAAGTGAATTTGATTCCCCAAGCCCGTTAGCTGATGATGATGCTAAGATTGAAGGAGTTTGGAACAAACAACATTCTTTACAGGGTGTGATTGCTCCAGATCAATTCAAGTCTTATGAAGAGTTGAAATCCAAATTAGACTTAGTTCTAAAAGGAACAACAGCTCCTACAGCAGAGGCAATCTCAGCTACTACTAATGATGCAGAAGACGATCATTTTATGGAAAAAGTGAAAAGCGTCCAAGCAGCGCCAGCAGTATCAGCTCCTGAGTCATCAGATTCAGAAGAAGATGATACACTATCTTACTTCAAACAACTTGCAGAAGATAGCTAAACTTCCAAAGTTTTGGAGCCCTCTTAAGAGGGCTTCTTTTTGACTAATAAATAGTAGTATGAAGTACACAACCAAGACAGCAATTAAATTAGCTATATTGTTTTCAATAGCAATAGGTGGGTTAGCATATTGGTTCATACAAGGCGCAACAATATGGCAATTTATTTTTGCCTTTATAATGTTGTCATTAGTTTCTCGAATAGCAAATGCAGGTTATCATAGATGGTTAACACATAATCAATTTCAACCTACATGGTTGGGTAAAAATATAATGTTGTATTTCATGGTACTTACAGGCGAGGCACCACCTGGACATTATGTAATAGCACATTTAAATCATCACAAATATACAGACGAAGAAGGCGATCCTCATGGTCCTAAACAAATAGGATTTTGGAATCTTGCATTAGGAAGATATGGAGAAACAAAACCTGTATTCATGCGAAACTATGCCAGAAATAAAGACGCACAATGGGTAACAGAAAACTATTGGAGATTATATCTTGCTAATTGGATATTATTTGCATTAATAAATCCATATTTAAATGTATGGCTGGCATGTATGTTTTGTTGGAGTTGGATACAGATGATTAATTTAAATTGGCGAGGACATGGCGGTAAAAAAGGAGAACCTACAAACTTAGGTAAGTTATCTAATTTGTTTATGGGTGGAGAAGACTATCACAAAAATCATCATGAGAATCCAGGCAAACTTGTTATGGGTAAATGGGACACAACAGGAAAATATTTAGTTCCTTGGTTATTAGCAAAATGAAAAATATATTAGGGTTACCATTATATCATGTACATAATGTAGGCGAACATCTTTTATCAGACTTACAACAATCTATTGAAACAATACAACAAGAAAAAGTTGATTGGGATAGACAAAGAAGTAAAGTATCTGTTTATACAAAAGAAGGCGATCATAAGTTTCAACTTAAACAAGATCCTATGGAAGGTGTAAAAGGTTGGCAAGATTTAAAACCTATAATTAAAGAGCATGTAATGAAATTTTATGATGAGTTACACCCTATAGACAAAGGCTTCCAACAAGGGCCTGATACTTCTTTAAGAGAAGAACTAAATGACTATTGGTATAATTATGCCTGGTACACATACTTTGACGAAACAGATTCTTATTCTTGGCATTCGCATGGACAATATTATCTTATTGCTACTTATTATGTAAGAGCAGATGAAGAACATGCACCAATACAATTTAAATCTCCTGTGTCAGATATGTACACCGCATGGGCATTAGGAACAAAAAATGTTAACCTAGAAGAAACAATACAACCTAAGACAGGCGATTTGATGATATGGCCTTCTTGGTTAGAACATCAGATACCTGCATTGGATACTAAGATATTAAATATGAGTAAAGCGGAAGATGTTAATAAATATAAACACAAACGAATTAGCATAACAAATGGTTATGTTAAACCACACGCACAATTTTTGTATAACGCAAAGGGCAATTATGAACAGAAATAATATATTTGAACAACTAAAAATAGATGAGGGTGTAGTATATGAAATTTACAAAGACCACTTGGGCTACCCGACATTTGGAGTCGGACACTTGGTTAAAGCATCCGATCCTGAGCAAGGACAAGAAGTCGGAACACCTGTTTCAGAAGAGAGAGTTAAAGCTTGTTTCGAGGAAGACTTGGATACCTCAATAGACGAATGTAAAGCATTATTTAAAGAACAATGGGAAGAGTATCCCGGTGAGTTACAAGAGGTTCTTGTTAATATGATGTTTAATTTAGGTAGAACTAGACTAGGCAAATTTAAAAAGTTTATTGGTGCTATCAACGAAAGTGATTGGGATAAAGCTGCTATTGAAATGTTGGACAGTCGTTGGGCTACACAGGTAGGACCTAGGGCTACTAGGTTAAGAGATAGAGTTAAAAATTTAAGTACTTAAACTCCAAGTTTGATCGTTCATTCTTTGGAAGGAATGGTTTCTTGTAGCAACACTTGCTTTGGGTACAGAGGCTATTACTTGTACTTCTGGTGTTGGCACTTCGGCAGGTGCATTGACATTTGTCTGGTTAACATTTATTGTAGTTTGTCTAACTTCTTCAGTAGCATTTTCAACAGCATTTGATGTTGGAATAACTTCCTTATTAATAAACCCTTCTAAAAATTGTTTATCTTCATCACTTATATCGTCGCCTTCCCAATCTAGAATTGCTTTAGCTTTGTCTTCGTTCCACTTATAGTCTCTATCTATAGTAGATTCACCCCAATTTTTCTTAGTAAATGCGCCTTCGTCTTTTAAATTTTCTAATTGAATTCTATTATAATCTCTCACGGCCAAACCTACATCAGTAACTACTGAGCCCGCTGTTCCCAAACCTGGTAATGTACTCAATGCTCCAGATAGTACTTCCGCCCCTGCGCCTTCTAGATCCCCATCTTTTATAAGTCTATAAGCACCAAAACCTAATCCCGCAAGGAATCCTACTACAGGTATCTTTTTAACTACTGATTTTGCTGCTTGTTCACCAACTTCTTTTCCAACATTTTTAGCAATCTGTTCACCGGCTTCTTCAGTGCTTTCTCTTACTATTTGTTCAGTTACCTCTTCTGCAACTTCTTTCCCTGCTTGTTCAACTGTTGCTTCAACAACTTCTTCAGTACCTTGTCTAGCTACTATCTCTGCAACTTTAGTCCCACCTTTTACAGTAGCATCTACTACTGTACCTAAAACTTCTTTTTTTGTAGCTACTTCTCCTATAACTCTTTTCCGAATAGTTTTTTCTGCAAGTTCGCCTGTAGTACCTGTTACGAGTTTATTGATACCTGTAGATCCTTCTTCATCTCCGCCTCCCAAGAAGCCTGGTATATAATCACCTTCTGAAGGATCAACACCGAAAAAGCCAAGTGTATTATCTATGGCCTCCGTTACATCGCTTACTTTAGAATTACCTACTTTAAAAAGTGCCCATAAACCAGCAACTGCCAAAAGAATTCCTATTATGCTTGTGCCCATACCAGATGTAGCTGATGCAGTTTCCTCATTCGCCTTAGCACTTCTTTCCAGTAATTTAGTTTGCTTGGCTTCTTCTCCGCCCTCATCATCAATCCCAGATCTACCCTTTGCTTGTTTTTCTATCTCATCGCCAAACTCTTCTGCTCTTTGTCTTGCTAAGGTTGTTTGATCTGATTTTAAATTTGTATCTCTTTGTAATTCTTTTATTTCTTTTGCATAAGCAACATTAGGAAGGTGTTCATCTCCTTGGATCCATCCTTTGAATCGATCCCTCAAATTTGCTCGGGACTTTAAAAAGTCATCATCAAAATTATCAAATTTTCCGGATGACATTAATTGCTCTCTGCCTCTTTCAAAGTGTTTGATATCTTTAGGAGAAGGATTTTTTGTTGCTGTTAGTTTTCTAGCTGCTTGAATGTAATCTTCAAACTGTGCTTTAATGTTTTTATCTTCGTTTAATGTATCATGTAATGCTGATAATTTCTCACTATCAACAGCGCCATCTGTTGTTATCCCTCTGGTAAACGCTCCTAATGTTTTTGTTGCTGCTATGACATTTTGATTTCTACCCAACATAGTTGGTTGTGCGCCAACCATAATTGCACTTGCGAGATCTTTTGTTTTTTCTGGTGTACTTCCTAAGTTACGACTATCGTTAGGTACTATAATACCGCCAGCACTAAATTTTTCTGAATCTTTAAGCGTAACTAATTGTTGAGTTACATTTGAGAGTTTACTGTCAAGGTGCTTTCTAATTCTTATCTCAGATTGCCCTACAGCTTTTTGAAGATCTCTTCTTCCTCTTTGAGCGTCCTGGAATTCTTCACCTATTACTTTTTCAATATCAGCTTGGCTCCCTTTAATTTTATTTTCAACAGTAAAAAACTGCCTACCTAAATCAGCTATTTGGACTGCATTAAGGAATTTGTTACCTTCTGCTAAGTCTCTAAGTGTCTTTGTTTCTTTCTCGATAAATTGTCTATCATCAGATAAGGTATCTTGTACTTCGTTCAGCACACCACCAGGATCTGTCGTTCCAAATAACTCTTTTATATCTTTATTGTCTGGCACTATCTTTCCTCTGTTTTAACTTTACTACTCTTTTTCTTTAAGTGTTCAATTAAAAATGTGACATAAACTTCTCTTTCCCATGGCATCATATTTTCTAGCTCTGTCAAACTATATTGATGTTCTTGCATTAACAGGAAATTAGTCTTGTAGTAATTCGCAAGACTCTCCTGAGAAAGAGTTAGCCGAAAAAATGTTCGTATCCTGAGATGCCTATATAATTTTCTTTATTACATTTAGGACATGTGAACTCTATCATATGTTCTACTTTAGGCATGTTCAGGAAAAAGTCTTTAACTTCGCCATAAACATTTAAAGGCAAACTTTCTATAAAAGCTATAACTTCTTCTATAGGCTCTTCTCTAATATTTATGATTTCCTCTCCATCAATAACATGATCTATACACATTGCCACAATGCCCTCGTCGTCTACTTGTTCATTGACTGCATATACTTCTGCAGTTGGCCATTTTAATTTTATTGCTACATTTTCATTAACTTGGATTAAATCCTTATGATCTAGATCCAAACCTTGAACTTCTATTTCTTCTAAATTTAAATCATAAGCAACTTTTGCTTGACATGCCCCACACCCTAATTGGAATGGTTGAATTTCGCCTGTTGACTTACTTTTTATTCTTAGAAATAAATGTTGTAGATCAAAAATTGTAAAATCTTTTACATCAATATCGTCTACAACACAATTTTGCACAACCTGTTGTGCAGCGGAGACCATGTCGCCGATCTCCCCACCATCATTTGCCAACATTAATATCTTCTCTTCCTTTACAACAAAAGGCCTAAATCTAATATCCTTTCCTGTTGACGGTTGAGTAAAACTAAATATTGGTGTATCAATTTTTGGTAACATTATTTACTCCTATTATATTATGCGGTGTACGTCTTTGTTGGCGGTTCATAAGTTGACCAACGCGCCTCACGCTCACCCAATTTAACTTCAATTGCCTTAGACTCCCAATAAGTAGCCGAGACAATTAATGTTGTTCTTACAACACCTACAGCACCCATACTTAAAGGTATAAGGTTGAGAACTTTAGGTGTTACTTCATGTAGTACCCAACTACTACGGAAATTATTTTGAATATCCATAGCATTTATAGCAATCTCTCCCCAAGTTTCCTCTGGGAAAGTTACTTCTTTAGATGTTGGGTTTACACACAGCGCCATCCAAGATTCAAATTTAGCTCTATGAATCCAGTCTGCCGATGTATAAAAGGTAATATTTATTTCATTCCCTAGAAATTGCATATTGTTATTTCTGTAATGAGTCCAATTACCTAAATTAAATTCTTTGTTTGTTAATACCATACCTGGTATTTGTACTTCTTCTGCCATTAGCGTACAGTTTAAAGGAAAGTCACTATTTGATCCTAGTATTGCAGGAGGGAATCTAAATTGACATTCGAATCTTTCTGTTCTAGCTAATTGTGTTGTGGCAATATGAGATTTAAAACTATGCCCGTTGCCATATTCTTCGTGATTTGTTAAAGGTGCCTGAGTAAGAGCGCTACCCCTACTATTAAAATTTTTACCTCTAAGTCTGTTTCTTTGACGCCTTACATTTCCTCGTCCTACTGCGCCTCTTAAAAAATCTTTTAAACTCCAACCCATTATACCATCCTCCTCTTACGCTCTGGTTTAGTCATTGTGTTTCTATAAACTGTTTGAGCTGAAGCACCAACAAAGTCTTGTACAGGTAAAAATACTGCTGACTTCCAATGCTTAGAATTTATCTCTAACAACCTACCTCTTATTTGTGTATTAAGATATCTTTTTACAGACCCTCTAACTTCTGGAAATCTGCTAAAGTTTCTTATAAAAGACCAAGCAGATCTCATAACAGCTTTATCATCATGGATAGTGCCTTCTTTAGAGTCTGCAACAGGCTCCATAAGTCTTTCTACTAATTCTGCTCTTATTAAAGGACTTAAATAATGTAAGTTAATACCACTAAAACCTGTTGGTAAAGGCTCACTTATAATAACTAATGGTAGTTGATCATAGTATGGCAAGTCTTCTTTTGTAAGTGGATCATATTGAAACAAATACATTTTACCTACTGTTAATTGTGTTGCAAACTTACCTATATCAGATTGAGATACTTCATTATAGGTGTTCATACCTGTGGTGTAATCCCTAACTGCTTTTTGATACCAACGAGCAGACTGTTCTTTACCGCCTGTTCTAGAATATATATCGTTAAAAGGTTTTGTGTCCATGTATGTATTTATACTAGATACCCAATTCTTTCTCAGTAACTATTCTAAATTCCATGCCTTGTTTCTTACAAAAAGACTTAGCAGACTTCCATTTAGCTTCATTAACAGCATAATTTGCTATTTCTTGTAAGTATCGTTTAGTTTTTCTTTTACCTGCAGGTGGCGCTCTTGTAAATCTTTTAGGTTTTACTTCTATTAAATAACATTTTTTAGAGCCATTAGCATCTTTTACTTCCATATAAAAGTCTACAAAGTATCTATGAACTTTATTATCTATAGGACTACGATAAGGAATAGCTATCTCTTCTGAATTCCAACCTATTACAGAACTGTTTAAATCACACCAGTTCATAAACTTCAACTCATAACTAGAACGATATGTAATAGATGTAGGGTTGCCTAGATATTTACTAGGATTTCTAGGAATAAACTTTCCTTTATATATTTCTTTGGCATAAACCATATAAATAAGACTATAATGTTAATTAACTATTTATAGGGCAGACATGAGCGGAACAGATAACAGCCAGCTAAACGAACAAGGCACAGGACAAGAAGGACAAAACACAGATGATACAAATAGTGATGCTGTCGAAGGCCAAAAAGTATATGAAGCAGTAGGTGAATTTGTACAGGAAACAATTACAGATGCCACTGAATTTCTATTCGGAAAAGATGATGATCCTCTCGACAAAGGTTGGGTTGGATCGCTTGAATCTTCGGAAAAGAAGGCAGCCCATTCTGCTTGGCATGCTAGGAACAGTAAAAATTATAGTAATTATTTTAAAAATTCTTTTCAATCCCATCATTATCCTCAAGAAATACTATCTGCAAGCCAACCAAACGCTGTAGCATTTTATATTATGGTACGGAGAAATTCATTAGCAGCTCGAAAAGATGTAAGAGGAACCAACGATATAAGTTTCCAATTCGCTAAAAATGATTACAGGGAAATAATTGATTTACATCCTGATTCAGAATTTTCTACACAACAAAATAGATCTTCAGCAGATCACGCAGGACACACAAGGTTAATGGGAGCAGGTGGAATGCTTGCAGGCCTTGGAGCAGGGCTGGCAGCGGCTAGAGGAAAGGGATCTGTTTTAGGTAAACTTGCCAAAGTAGCAGGTGCTACTGTTGCAGGTGGTATTTTAGGAAGCGGTGCTTCTAAATTAATGAAAGAAGATAATTCAACTACATTTTTGAACTCAGCAATTCATCTTCATGTGCCTCAGTCTATTATATCGGCATATCAAGCAGATTGGCAATCAGAAGAATTAGGTATAGCAGGAGCACTAACAAATAGAAGATTTAATCAAATAGATGCTTCAGAAATAGTAGAGTTAGCAGGAAGAGGAATTATAGCAGGAGCAGCAGATATACCTAGATCAGCTGGTTTAGGTAATGCAAATGTAGGTGGAGCAATTGAAGCACAATCTAAAAAGTTAAACAATCCATTTAAAGAACAATTATTTAAAAGTATAGGGTTTAGAAAATTTGCATTTCAATATCAGTTTTCACCTAAAAACGAAAGTGAATTGCAGAATGTAGAAGAAATAATAAAGTTATTTAAGTATCACATGCACCCAGAACTTACACCAGGCAATTCATTTTTAACTTACCCTTCAGAATTTGCAATACAATTTTTGCATTATGATCCTAGTGAAGGGTTTGTTGTAAGTAATGAACACTTACCTAAGATTTCATCTTGTGCTTTAACAGATGTTAAGATTACATATGGACCAGATGGTTCATTCCAAACAATTAAAGATACATTAGGAGCACCTTCAGAAATAACAATGGAACTAAGTTTTACAGAACTAGAAACACTTACGGCAAACAGAATAGCAGCGGGGTATTAATATGTATTTTCAATCATTACCAAAAATTGCGTATCCATATAATAATCAAAAAACTCATACTATTGTTCCTGATATATTTCGTAGAGCTATATTAGATAAATTTTTTAAAAATAGAATGATAATAGAGAAATATTATGTTAAAGACTACGAAACTCCTGAAATATTAGCAGATAAATTATATGGTAGATCAGACTATCATTGGGTTTTATTGTTAGCTAATGATATAGTAGATGTTCAAAGAGAGTGGCCTATAAGTCAAGAGGAAGTGGTAACCTATGTTAATGATAAATATGGTTCAAACAATTCATCGTCTATACATCATTGGGTTTTGAAAGAAGACAAGAGCGTAATTGTAGATTGGGACGCTCAACAAGAGCTTGATAATAAAATAGAATCTGTTACTAACTTAGATTATGAAACAGATTTAAATGAACAAAAAAGAGAAATTATAGTCCCACCTTCAGCACAAGTACAGGAAATAGTAGAGACATATAAAAGACTGGTGAGGTAATGGAAGAGAGAATTAATTTCGCTGGTGATGTAAAAATTGACGAAATGAGATTATATAATAATAATAATGATTTCGTAGATTTAACCCTAGCACAAATAACAGAAATACTTTTATATGAAAGTTTATGGAGTCCTTGCTTACAAGGTAGTTTAGCTTTCGCTGATGCCGATGCTATAATAGAAAAGCATCCTATTGTAGGTGGTGAGCCATTTACATTAAAATTGAGAACATCAACATTTCCAGATTTTCCAGACGCAGTAATACATAGATCTTTCGTTATTACATCAATAGAAAACAGAAGATTAGAAAACGATAGACAACAGAGTTATGTATTAAATTTTATATCTATAGAAGGATATACTGACTTGGTTAATACAATACATCAATCTATACCTGGAGATACAGAGGGCTCAGGAGCTTTTAATACATCTAATATTGCACAAAGCATATTTGATAATTTTATTGCAACAACAGGTAGAGTTTATAAAGAAGAAGAAAAATCGGTACTTTATATAGGTGATGATCATACATCTGATTTACAATATGTTTCTAATGGTTGGACACCGTTTCAAAATATGAATTATATTGCAGGCAATACAGAAGAGGCATCACACCCTGGTTCTGATGTTATATTTTTTGAAACTAACAAAGCATTTGGATTAACATCTATTC